GGATTTACTTATACCTTTACTGTAAATGCAAGTGGTCATCCATTCTGGATTAAAACATCACAAGTTACTGGTACAGGTAGTGCATATACTTCAGGAGTAACAAATAATGGTACACAATCTGGTGTATTAACATTTGCTGTTCCATATGATGCACCTAATACTTTGTATTATATTTGCCAATATCATAGTAGTATGACAGGAACCATTAATATTAGTGGTCTTGGTCCTAAAGGTGATAAAGGTACTAAAGGTGAAATAGGACAGAAGGGTGATCAAGGGCAAAAAGGACAAGCTGGAGTAGGTGAAAAGGGAGTAAAGGGAGATGATAACTCTAGTAAAGGTCAGAAAGGAGAGGATAACTCTACTAAGGGTCAAAAAGGTGAAAAGGGTGATGAAGGGCAGAAAGGAACTACAGGTGTTGGTCAAAAAGGAGTATCAGGTGATGAAGGTGATAAGGGTCAGAAAGGTGAGATTGGTGTAGGTGAAAAGGGACAAAAAGGAATAGATAACTCTACTAAAGGTCAGAAAGGTGAGATTGGACAAAAAGGTGAGATTGGTGTAGGTGAAAAGGGGCAAAAGGGAGTAGATAACTCCACTAAAGGTCAGAAAGGTGAAGTAGGTGTTGGTCAGAAAGGTGAAGTAGGTGTAGGTCAAAAGGGTCAAAAGGGTGATCTAAGTAATCCAGTAACTTATGATTTAACAGCATCAAATGGTAGTACTGCAAACCATGAAAAAATACTACTTTCTGGTAGTGATAATACAGAAGATGCAGTAACTCTTGCTGTTACTGATAGTCTAACAATATCACGTTCTAATAATTGGATAACATTTGGTAATTCAGGTCCATCTGGTCCATCTATTCCTTCAGGAACTACCATGTTGTTCTATCAATCTTCTGCTCCTACTGGATGGACAAAATCAACATCACATAATAATAAAGCACTCAGAGTTGTAAGTGGTTCTGGTGGTGGTTCTGGTGGTAGTCAATCATTTACTAGTGCTTTCCAAAATCATACTGTAAGTATCAGTGGTAGTGATACTGTAAGTATCAGTGATAGTGATACTGTAAACGTCAGTGGTAGTTTTAGTGGTAGCGATACAGTAAGCATCAGTGGTAATTGCGGTGGATCACAGATAATGTATGTTACTACCACTCAAAATTGGTTATCGATAGATCAGATGCCATCTCACCAACACCAATATCATAATCCAATTGGTACTTCTGGTGGACAACATGGATTTGTAGATACTCAAAACGCTGGTTCTTCAGGACAACCTAGTGTTAATGCTAAGGGTGGCAGTAATTTCCACACACACGCTGTGATAATGTATACTATAAGTGGTTCTAACTTCACTTTCAGTGGCAGTGATACTGTAAACGTTAGTGGTAGTTTTAGTGGCAGTGATACTGTTAGTATTAGTGGTAGTGATACTGTAAACATCAGTGGTAGTGATAATGTAAATACTGCAGTTCAGTATATTGATGTTATAATATGCACAAAGAATTAAATAATGTGTTATAATATGAATAAAGATTTAATATAATGAAGATTGAAGCAGGTAAGTTTTGTCCTTTAATTGGTAAGGATTGTATACAATTACAATGTTCTTGGTTCACTCAGGTTCGTGGAGTGAATCCACAAACAGGAGAAGAAGTTGATGATTGGGGTTGTGCTGTTACTTGGTTGCCATTAATGATAATTGAAAATTCAAATCAACAAAGACAAACTGGTGCTGCTATTGAATCTTTTAGAAATGAAACTGTGAAATCAACTATGAAAGCACAAGAAATATATCAAAGAGAATTAGAATTAAAAGCTCAAGAAAGATTACTAAAATCTAGACAAATACAAAATGTAACGGAGACAGAAGAATGAAATTAACAGTTGTTCCACCAGATAAAACTATAGTCATTGACGGTGTTTCAGTACATCCTTGTACTCATGTTGACCTTTCATGGATTCCATCAGATGTTCACGGAATGTGTTTTGATACTACTACAGGAAAAGGTTTTATTGAATATGAAGAAGATGCTGTAGATGAAAATGGAGATAAAAAATGGGGTGAGAATATTACTGAAATAGGTATTTGGCAACAAGCAGTAACAGATCATGCGAATGAACAAACCCTTGCAGCTGCTGCATATGAAGCAGCAAGAAATCATTTACAGGAAGTAAAGGATTATAGAAATTGGTTGCTTGCTGTTAGTGATTGGACTCAAGGTAATGATTCTCCATTAAGTTCTAGTAAGAAAGCAGAATATGTAACCTATAGACAATTATTAAGAGATCTTCCAGCAACCATAGCAGCAGATGCTAATTTAACTGCAAAAGCATTAGCAGATGATCACTCACATTCTTCTTGGCCGACAAAACCTTCATAAATGTGTTATAATAATTGAATCCAGAATAAATTGATATGAATATTATTGGTATACACGGTTCCTTAGATGTTGCTGGTGCAGGTGGTTGGGAAAATAAAGGTACATATGAAGATACAGTGCATGATGCTGGATGCACTTTATTTGTAGATGGAAAACATATTAGAAGTGTTGATGAAGAACGAGTATCTAGATTAAAACACGACGGAAGAATGCCATTAAAGGCAATAGATTATTGTCTTGGAGATCTTACTAGAGAAGATGTTGATGTAGTATGTTTTGCACCTACGGGTGTAGAAGATTGCAATTTTCAAATGATTAATAAAATTGCATCTCAAAAATTTAAAAGTCTTTTTCCCAATGCTAAATTATGGTTTGTTGGTCATCATCTATGTCACGCTGCCTCTTCTGTTTTTACTTCTCCTTTTAATAGTGGTAGTTTTTTAACATTAGATGGAATGGGAAGTTCTATGTGGAACTTTAATTTAGCCAATACACCTGAAGGTGAACATAATAGTATTGGATATTTTGATAAAAAGAAAAGAATATTCAGATTTTTTAGGATGCCATCATGGGGTTCGTTTTCAGGAACTAATGTTTTTGGTCAGTTTTATGGAGCTATAGCACTTCATATACAAGACGATATTTACAGTGATGAACCAGAAGGAGATCGTAAAAAAAGATTTGAGGATTTTTTGAATTGTGAAGGTAAGGTAATGGGATTGTCTGCCTATGGTAAAGATAACAAATATGATTTTCCTCAGTATTGTACAGAAAATACTAGACCTTATGCAGCATCTCCTTTAGATGCTTTAGATGCATTTCAAATTGATAGGTATGAAATGGGTCTTCCTTATATAAATTTTCATCCTACTGGTGGAGTTGTTGAAAATATGTTGAAAATGAAAATTTCTCCAGCAGATAAGGCTTTCTTTGTACAAAAGTATTATGAAGAGGCTCTTTTATATCTAATTAAAGAACTTAGAGATGATTATCTTACGGATGATGTGTGTTTTGCTGGTGGTTGTTTTTTAAATATTACTGCTAATGATAAGTTAAGACCTTTATTCAAGAATATACATATTCCACCCAATACTAATGATTCAGGTATTCATTTTGGAGCAGCAGCTTGGGCAGCATATAGACTTAAATATGAGATTGAAATACCACACAATATTGCTCTTTTAGGTAAATCTTATAATGATAAAGAGATTGAAAAGGCAATAGGATTTAATGATTTGAAAAATATAGGAGAAATTAAATATATTAAGTATAAAGATTTTGATGAACTATGTGAAGTAGTTGCTAAGTATCTTGAGGATGATAAGATTATTGGATGGTTTCAAGGTAGATCTGAAGCTGGTCCTCGTGCTCTTGGATCTAGATCTCTTTTAATGAGTCCTCATAAAGAAGAAAATAAGGATATAATGAATAAGAGAGTTAAGCATAGAGAGTATTGGAGACCTTTTGCTGGTATAACTTTAGAGGGAAGTGGATATGAATCTTCTCCATACATGCTTTTTAATCATAAAGTAATAAGTGATGATATTCCTGCTATTACTCATGTAGATGGTAGTTGTAGAATGCAAACAGTTGATGATGAATTGAATCCTAAGATGTGTTCTTTGCTTCGTAAATTAAAGACTCCAATATTATTAAATACATCGTTTAATGACAATGGTGAACCTATAGTAGAAACTCCAGAAGATGCTATGAATGCATTTAAAAAGATGGATATAGATTATCTTGTTATTGGAAATTATATAATATCTAAATGATTGATATTGGTGTAGAGAATGTTAATAGTTCTGTAGGTATTTTTTATACTAATTTGCAAAATTATACTTATTTGAAGACGGATGTTTTAAACCATAGAAAAAAATATCCAGAAACTAATGAGACTAATGTAAAGTCATCATGGACAAGTTCATATTATACACATCAAGAAACTGATAAATTTAATCCATTAATTGAAGAGGTGTGCAGTGTCTGTGAATTTATATCTTGTTCTTATTATAAGTTAGAT